CGGAATTTGCCAGTGACTCCACTTGGCTTATATCTATATTCCGCATAACGCTCTTGATAGCCGAACGTTGTATCGTCGGCTGCTGTTCCTTGTGCGTATATTTCTTTATTTTTGACTGCTTGTTCGCCAATCGTTGATAACGTTGGCCAGTAGTAATCATAGATTGTTTCTCGGCTAAACATGCGGTTCAGTCCTTGTTGGTATGTTAGATCTGTTCTTACAGATACCATACCTATTACGATGGTGTGTTCAGTGAAACTCTTTGTGAAAGAGTGGCCACTAAGTACGGTTGTTCCTATGGCCGATAAGTTACCTTGCGGTGTTGTTGCGTCAGTTGACGATGTTTGTGCGACCGGTGAAATGTTTACCGGTGAGCTACCGCCCCCCAGATATTCTGGTCGTTGTAATCTAGCGTCAGGGCTAGTTACGTTAAAATGATTTTTTATTACTTCGATATATCTTGAACCGCCTCGAGCTTGTATTTCAAGAAATTTTTGTGTTGCGAATGCTAATCGAAGTTGATTGATTGTTGCTGATGTTGCGTCGGTTAAATCTGCTTGTAATCCGGTTTGAGTTCCGAATTTGAGTCCTTGAGCTTCGGCTGGTGTTGCACCGGGGTAAGGGTTACCGAATGCATCAGCTGCTGCTCCGGGGCCATCTGTACCATCAGTTTTTTGAAAGTAAACTCTTTCGTTTGATGTAACAACATCAGCTGTTGTTCCTAATGGTATAGTGACATCTGCCCCTTTTTGTGGCCAAGGTAAGCTACTTGTAAAGTAGTCGTGTTTTTTGCCTCTGTTTAGTAATGCATATGTAGTAGTATCTGCACCGCTTGTAGTATCTACGGTTTTAGGTGCTTGTAAGTTTTCATCTCGGAACCAATCGTTCCAGACGAGCGTATATGCTCGGTGCCATAATGCACTGAATTCTAAGTTTGCTTTTTTCGTTGGTATACCAAAGTAGTCGGATAATGATGCTTCTGCTTCGCCTGATCCTCCAGCTGTAATTGTTGGGGGTATTGGTGTTGCAGCAGTAAAATCAGGTGTTCCATCTAATCTTGTTGGTCCTGCTGCTTTGTATGTTTTTGTTTCTCCCATGAATTCTTCGAAATCGTCCCAGACAAGTCTGACTGGTACGGCGAAGAAATGGGAATCCATGAATGCGTTATCCATAGTCGGGTGAATTGGTGTTGCTAATCTGCTAAATGCAGTTAAGTTGCAGGAGAATGTATCTCCTGGTAATGCTTCGTCGACGTAGATTGGTACTAGTTCGCCGGCATTGAATGTGGTTTTTAGCCCATGACTCCTATCAAATGTTGACCTTTGTATATCGGCATGTGGTACTTCCGCAAATTGATGTTGTTTTGCTGAACCGATTCTAGTGTTGTATTTGTGAGGGTTTTTCATGGGCATATAGACTCCTTCGTATAATTTGTTTTATGTTAAGTTTTCTTTGATTTTTTGAATTGTATCACATGTTCGTGTGCTTTTGCAATACATGTGGGTTCTTCCGGTGTTAATTGTCCGGTTGTTGTTTCAAATGTGCCAATTCGCCATAGCGAATAATCCTCGGGATTTTTGGCAATTTGTGTTTCTTCATTCGCCATATCGGCGAATTGTCTTAACGCTATTGCGTCGTTTTCAAGACTGTAATCTTGGTGGTATGCTTCGAGTGCTGAATCGAAGATTGTGTATTTATTTAATATCATAGTTTTCCTCTTTTGTATAAGCTCATTCGAGCTTTGTGTGTTTTCTCTGCTTGTTGCAGAGCTTCTGGTGTCCGTAAATGTGCAGTTTCCTGCATTTGTTTAATACGGTTTTCTTTTATTTTTTCCATAGTTGATCTATGGTCTATTTCGTAAAGTCGGTCATAATATTTTGGTGGTCTCATCTCCTTTCCGTTTATATGGATATTGTCGGACGGATATACATCGTCCTTGTGTTTGGCGAACCAGCGCCCAGCTATGCCTGGGCGGCGGCTCATGGTTGAGTACTCTTGTTGTCGTTGACCAAAGTATTCCCCTGTTTGTTGATCTACGATTGCATAGTGAGTTTCTTTTTGTTTTCCATTAATTTTCTTTTGAACGTAACCCGCGACGTATGCCGCGGATTGGAATGTAACGTCTCCTATTGAGGAATGTCCTTTTCCCCATAGTTTGCTTAATGTTTCTGATTGTGTTAGGCCTTTATGGCCTTGTATGATTTCGCGGTCGCGAAAGTTTGTGTTGAATAGTATTGCATGATAATGCGGTCTTCCGAATTTTTCTCCGTATTCTCCGCATTGATAGTATCTTATTGGATTATTTGTGTTTGCGTTTTTTTTCTTTCGAAGACGTTTCATAAAGTCTTGGAAGTCTTTTTTTATTAATGTGTTGTGTTGTGGAAGGTTGTCATTATCGTATGTTAACGTAATGAATATGTTGTTAAGCCAGAGACTGGCTTCGTGCATGTTTCTCATCGCCCATTGGCGTGAGTATTCTTGTCTACAGCCTGTGCATTGTCCACAGGGTACTGTAACGTTTGTTCCGTTTGATTCGGATTTTTTCCATGTTATACCACCGCCTATCTTATTGTAGGCGTGGAGTGGGTGAAAGCAAGGCATAGTTGTTTCTCCATTTTGTTATAGTCTGATTCCGCCTCTCATAGGTCGGCTTGATCTCATTGAATTTTTTCTATTTGTTCTCGCTGCTGTGCGTGAAAATAGTTTCTTTGATTTTTTATAATTCATTTTTTTTGGTCTTCTCATTGTTTCTCTCTCCGTAGTTCGTGAGGTTGTTTTTACGACTAACCCCTTAAAAGGTGTCAGTCGTTACAGTTGTATCAAGTAGCAACTGTTTCTGCCGCGTCGGAATTATCCGACTTGCCTGACGAAAGGGACGCCGTTGGCGTTTCCTTTCCGTCTTGATCTTGTAGAGCTTGAGCTATACGCTCGTTTTTAACAGCTAAACCCATATCTACCAGTTCTGGTAGGTTGTCTGGATTTTCTGCAAAATGTAGGAATGTGTGCATTTCGTTATTGAATCGTGCCTTCACTTGTTCCGGTAACTCTTCAAATAACGTTTTTGCTGTCGCTAATTGATTTTGCATTTGTGTAAAGTCGACGTCTGATACGTCTCCATATTTTGGGTTTGCGTTTGTTTGTGGCATAATTCCTGTTTCCATGAATTGTGCTAGTATTTTGTTGATATCACACGTTTCTGTGTGATGTTGTTCTGTTAAGCCATCAGTAAATGATTGGCTATAGTCTTCGTTGCCTAAATTATAGGCTGAACGAAATGTGTTTTTTGGTATGCCTGTGGCTTTTCTTTTAGTTGTCATAGTTATTTATAATATCCTTCTGGTTTTGTGAGTTTTTTACTACCGAATTGGTAATAAAACTTTTGTTTAGGTTTTTTTGTAGGTTTACCTGATGGTCCAGGTAAATAATCTTGTGCAGTTTTTATTTGATCTTCCATTCCCTTGACGATACCGTCAAACATTGGGAATTTATTTTGTCTGTCATACCAATTAGACCAAATGTCATCAAGACCTTGAAAGAAATCTCCTTCGATTTCGCTTTTATAAGCGTTAGGTCTTTTTATCATATTGTCTAATTCTATTGAATTAAGTTGTGCTACATTCATTGCTGAATTGATAGCAGCTGCAGCTTTGTTTCCGACTGGGGCTTGTTGCCCGGCCGGTGAGCTTGCCTCTTTGCTACCGGCTAATATCGGGTTTATTCCAGCGGCTTTTAAATCTGCCATTCGGCGTTGTACCGATGTATTGGACATTCTCTCTTGAAAGTCCATCTGTTGTTGTGCTTGCTGTGCGCTGGCGACATTTGTTTCTTTTTGGCCTTTATAGCCAAACATGCCGCCTATTGCGCTACCGGCCATTCCTAATAATTGGCCTCCATATTTTCTAAGGAAACCCATTAGAAGTGTGTTCCTCCAGGAATGCTGTTTACTGGCATTGGACGTGTGCACTTAAGTTTGAATAGCGAATCAAATATAAATTGAGGTTCGCTTGCTACCGCTAATGTACGTTGTACGTTTGTATCTGTTACCTGTATCCATGAATCACCAAGTAATGGTAGGGAGGCATATTCTTGACCATAATGCCATGATTCTAGTGTGCCGGTAGCGTTTGAGCGGAATTTGCCAGTTATAGAACTTGGCTTG